TCGCTATATCGGCCTGCTTCAAGAACACCTTAGTATAGGTTTCTTTCCAGTTCATGATTATTCTTCTTTTACTGTTTCGCCAGCAGTAAGTTTAACCACTGTAAATTCATCGCAGTTGAATAGGTCGTTTAATTTTTTAGCAAGATTATGTGCATGACCTGGATTTGAAAAAGATACTTTTTTGTATTTAGGTCCAGGATAGTTTGTTAATACGTTTGAGCTTTTTAAATTAAAAGGTTTGTCTTTATGAAAGACTGCCCAAATGGCTTCCGCATCTAAGACTTGCTCAGATTTATAAGTTTTTTTATTAACGTGCTCTAGCACTACTGTTGGTTTAGGTCTGCTCATCTTTTTCCTCTATACATATATTTATCTCTTTTTGAGAGTAATATACGTATATTACTAGGATATGAGCTTAGGTGTTTACCAGGATTGTCCGCCGTCTGCGGCTACATTAATAACTTCTTCAGTCTTATTTTGTTGGTCTACTAGCTTCTCTAAATCACCATGCAATCTAGACATTACTTCGCCTAGTGTAAATGCAAGTAATTTAGACTCTTGTAGTGTAAGTCTAATTTCTGGAGTCTTTTGTAAATCTGCTACTTTCACTTTATCAATGAACTGTTGTAGCGGAATAGGATTTAAAGGTTTAACTTCTGACATTATTTGACACTCCTTTTTAGATCATCTCTATTATTTACAAATACTCTAACAAGTCTTGAAACATCTACTGTTTCAGTTTTAAGTGTCTTAGGATTAGTAAAGATTACTTTGCTTTTGTTTACTTCCAATTGAATTCCTATATCCGAAGCAACAACAATGGCGTCATCTGTATTCTTACGCCAATCGTGTGAACTATAATTAGCCTCTGTTGACATTACTTAACTCCTGACGCATTTCTAATTCGGTCTTAAATGGTCCTTTATATTCATATTTCTCTAGTGTAACTAGCTTAGGACAAAAACTTTTTACCCAACCCTTTTCAAAATGAATACAAAAATAACCTGCACAATATAAACTCTTAGACTTTTTACTTTTAGTAAACAAGCCAAATTTACGTTTAATATCGTACATAGTATTATATGGTGTAGTTGAAGTAGGCAAGTTATAGATCTCTTTGCTAGGTGATGCCTTATCGGAAATATCACCTTTGGTCCATAATATACTACCTAATTTCTTTTCTACTGCATTCCTATTATCATAGAAATAAGAACCAGTATCGCAACTATACATAAATCTGTTATCTTGATCTTTGGATAGAGTACCAACTTTTGTCTTACTGTCGGTGTCCTCGATGATCCAAAACTTATTTTTTAAAATTTCGTTTGCTTTTAAACTTGTCATAATACAGGATACCTCGCTTGTAATGGCTCAGCATAAGCCTGAGCATTATCAGTTATTCTTTGCATATCATACAATGCACAGAACTTCATTAGACGCAACCCAACTTGCTTTATGTTCTTAGGTTGTGCGTTCTCTTGAATTGTTGTTTTAATCTTTTCTTTTATATTCTCAGGTTGTGCAGAAAGATCACATAGTATTACATTACGATTGTAATCATCTAATACTCTATGTTCATTCCCTTCATGATCAACCCAACGTTGTAACATTAAGTTATTCCAAGCATAACCCTTATTGCTTTTATCTGCAAATGCCTCTTGTAAGCCTACTTTGTTCTTAGTGCCTTTTACTCTTACACCTGGATATGCACTAAACACGTTATCTGATGTATCGCCTCTCATACACTTTTCAAATAACAACCATTCAGGATCAGGTGCAGGTTTTTCTGCTTTAGTTTTCTTATCTATTACACGTTTACCCTTGTCATCAAAGTAACCTTCGTGTGTAATAGTTGTATTGCTTACACCATTGTATTGTGCAACCGTAGGACTAATTAGTTGTGCAAAGTCACCATCTGTACTAATAATAACGTGTTCATCATTAGGATGTGCTTGTACCCAACCTGCAATCAAGTCATCAGCTTCTAGCTCAGAATGTTGTAATACTGTGCAGTTAGTTTTTTGTGTAATAAAGTCTTTGAAACTATCAAATGTTTCCCAGAACACTTTATCTTCTTCTTGTTGTGCTTCTGTTAGTGCATCTCTAGTTTCTTGTCTATTTCGTTTATAAGGCTCATAAAAGTCTTTACGCCAACTTCTACCTTCTAAACAAAATACAATATGATCAGCATCGAAGTCATTCCATGCCTTTTTCAAACTATTGAACGTAATATGGAAAGCCATACCTACTTTAATATCTAGTTCGCCTCTTACTACATGGCGAGCTCTAAAGAAAGTATTAGCCGTATCTACTAGAACATATTTCATTTTACTACCTATTTAAATTACTATTGTGTTTAAATTATAGCATAAAGCTAGTCTAATGTCAACTAATTTCTGTCTTACCATCTTTTCGTTTATTGATCTTTATATGACCTGCTCCTCTGCTAGGATCCAAACCTTGTTCTTCCAAAATGTTTCTTGCAATAGTTTTGAACCATGCATCAACAATCTGCTCGTTTGTTTCCCCAGAATAACCCGCATCAAGTAGTTGTTCAATAAATTCGTTATTCCAATCAAGCTCAAAAAACCCATTCTTAATATCTTTTTCATTAACGTGGGTATTCAAAACTGCAACCCAAGGTTTCTTAGCCTTAGTTGCCGCGGCCTTTTCTTCCTGTAAAAGACGTAGTCTTTTTTCTTCGGAAGTTTCACCTGCCTTTTCTTTTTTAACAAACTTATCTTTAACTTTGTTTATAAAGTCCTTCATAAGTTTTCTCCTTCTATCCTCCAATCAATACCAAAACTCAAAATGCAATGAGATTGGTATGTCGGATGAAACTCTAGTATTGTATACGATTTTGTTTTTGGATTGACCCAAATTGACATTGGCAAAAGGGCGGCTGTGTCAGATAGTTCATAATCTGGACCACCATATACTGCTGTCTGTTGAGTTCCTTGTATTAACAGTATTTCTCCCCTATTGTTTAAGCCTTGTTTAATTTCGTCCCACTGGCCACAAACCACTGGCTTTTGGTTCCATTCAGCCGCTCCTGTATCTGTATATACAGTTACCGCGGTTAATAAAACTAGTATTGCTATTAATGTTTTCATAGTACACCTCCTAAGTGCCAATTGCATTACCAAACAGATAAACGTGTACTCTTGCCGCAACATTATAGCCTCTTTGAAAAGCCAATTTTGCTACATCTCCAGCTGTCGCTGTCTGTTCTTCTTCTCTTGCACCAACTGGCATAATCCATACAGGCCAGTCAACACCTTCTGCTCTAAATTTTTCTACTGCTTCGTCCATTTCGTCCCATTGTCTTTGATCAGAACCAACAACAAATTTAAGTTGTCCTGCTTTAGATAGTTCTGCATATTCGCCAACTACTTCTGGGATAATTGCTTTTTTAGTTTGTTCACCTGATACAGTAAACAGTTTAGGACTACAACTAAAAAATACTTCTTCGTTAATTCTTTTTACCCATTCTTTAAATGGATCTCTAAGTTTTTGTGTGCCATTAGTTTCAAATGTCATACTGCTCGGCAAATTGTTTTGTTTTTCAAGTTCTTCATATATACCAACACTTGCCATTTGTCCTGTAACCATTAAAGGCTCACCACCTGTAAAACATAAGTGTTGTGTTTGTTTACTCATAGGATGTAAGAACTTGCCTTCTGGATTTGATTCCGTCTTTAGTATATCAACAATCTTGTTTGCTAATACTTCAGGAGTTTCTTGACCCATCAAGTGTTTGTATTTCTTTGCCCAAGTATAAGAAGAGTCACAACCTTTTTCCCATACAGGCAAGTCTTCTACTCTCTTTACTTGACTAACATCATAATCTAAAAAAGGCAAATCATATGTATCTGGATTAGTAGGATCTATTTGTCCAAATCCACTACATTGTAAATTACATAAGAAGAAACGTATCCATGCTGTCGGAACACCAGTATAGTGTCCTTCACCTTGAATGGAGTGAAATATCTCACTGTAATAGTATTTCTTCTCTGCCATATCTATTCGCTTATTTTAACTAGTGGTTCGTGATAAAAGCTATCATGATAATCACCATTCGACATATACTGACGTATAGTAGTTTCTTTTATTAGCATACCGTCTCTTTTACGATATGTAGTAAACTCCTGTTTGATTACGCCTTCAGTATTTCCATCGATATGTTGTTTCATAGGACCATCCTTAATCATTAAACAATCTCCTCTATAATACCAAGTACTTCAGCTAGGAATAATCCTACGCCTGCTACCATTATTGGCCAACCCCATGCTTCTAGCATATAGCCACCATAAATTAAGAAACCACAAGACACCATACGGAATACACTTTTAACAAGACTTACTCCAAAGTGATTGTCACCTGGATCTTTCTTATTAGGTGTAATTTTAAAAAT